GCTACGCTTTTCGACCCGATCCTGCGCGCGCGTGAGGTTCTTCTCGTTGGTGTCGCACACGGCGCTCACTTCGACGCCGGGGATGCTCAGCAGCACGCCGATCAGCGCTGTGCCTCGGTGGCGGCGTCTCTCGGCGTCGCGGGCACGATCCCCAGGCGGACGTAGAGCGGCCGGATCTCCGCGCGCAGGCGCGGGAGGCCGCGCCGCAGGAGCCTCGCCCTTTGGAAAATCCGGCTTCCCATCCTGGTGGCCAGACTGGCGCGGATTCGTCATCGTCATCGTCGGCGGCGGCCCAAGCGTCAAAGCCGTCGACCTCAAATGTACGCGGCAACCGAACGTCAAAACCTTCGCCGTCAACAATTCGTACCAAATCTGCCCGTGGGCCGAAGCCCTCTACGCCTGCGACGGGCAGTGGTGGCGTGTCCATAAAGGATGCCAATCCTTCCAAGGATTGAAGCTCACCCAAGATCGGGTGGCCGCTCAGCGGTTCTGGGACGTTCACAAGGTCAAATGTCGCGCGCGTTGCGATGAACTGATTTTCGATGTTCCGGGTATCATCGGGTGGGGTGGCAACGGCGGATTTCAAGCGCTCAATCTTGCCCTCCAATTCCGGGCAACAGCGATCGTCCTGGTTGGATTTGACATGAATCTGCAGGCCGGTCTGCATTGGCATGGGCGCCACGCCGAAGGGCTCAATAATCCAAAGTCCGGGTCCGTCGATCATTGGCGCCAGGTGCTCGATAACCAAGCCCCGCTACTTTCTCGAATGGGCGTTCGAGTGGTGATAGGGTCCCCCGGCTCAGCCCTGAGCGCCTATCCAAAACTGGGACTCCAGGAGGCCATTGATGACCAATTTTCGGCACTTGAACGGCTCGGAATTCGTCCGCAAGAACCCGGAAATTCGCAAGCTGGAAACCTCGAGGGGATTCCCGATCCCGCTGGCGGAAATTAAGGAAGATTTGAGAGTCGACTCGGATGACGAAGACGGCACAGTGCTGCGCATGGCGCGGTTCGCGGCCTCCTTTTTCGAGCGCAGGACGGGCTGTGCGGCTCTAGCGGGCCGGTATGAGGTGTCCTTTCCAGATTGGCCGCTTACCGGCATTTGGGAGGTCCTGCGATGGCCGTTCCGTGAATTGGAGGGCGTGACCTATCTCAAAGCCGCAACTCCCCGCCCAATTCGGGTGGACGCTGACATCGACCAATTCTATGCCGAATCAGGTGCCAGATCGTTCATGCTGCAGCCTCTGTCGAGTTTTGAAAGAGTTAACCTCTTTTCGTCACCTTCGGCGGTGAAGGTACTTTTCACCGCTGGGTATGATACCGAGGCGATCAGCGGAACGAGCGGGGAACAGGACAACTTCGCGCCGCAGTCCGAGGAGCGACCAATTGACGACGGCGTAAGAGGAGCCTTGCAAATGCTGATCGGTCACTTCTACGAAAACCGGGAGCTGTTTGCGGCGGACAAGATCGCCGAAGTTGAGGCGTCAGCCGGATCGATCCTGGCGGCCTATAGGCAATTCTGGTGAAATTATGAATCAAGGTCCCGATGCCTGGCCGCCTGATCGCGTCAAGTGGCTTGCAAACGCGTGGACCGAAGAAAAGCTTTCCGCCACCAAGATCGGCAAGGAGCTTGGAATCTCCCGCAACGCCGTCCTTGGCAAGTTGAACCGGCTTCACCTTCTCGGCCAGCGCCGAGTCATCGCCGCGCCAACGCCAAAATCCCCGAAGGCCCCGCCACCGCCGAAGGCGCCAACCATCCGTAAACTGGTGGTGATCAAAGAGCCCACGCTCGATCCCGCCGACATGGTGACGTTGTTCGACGCAAAACGGAATCAATGCCGGTGGCCAGTCGGCGATCCAGCAAGTCCAGATTTCCGATTTTGCGGCCGCCTCACCGAATGGAAGCATCCCTATTGCCCGGCGCACGAGGCGTTTCTCAAGGGCACTCTCAAGACCAGGGCTCGCCGCAAAGCAAAGACGGCGGGCGTCCCCAGACAATGGAACATACGATGATGTATCCGAAAGTCTTAACCGAACACCTCACGTTGAACACGGCGTTGCGCGGATTCTGCATCGCGCGATATGGCGATGGCGAAATCAATCTGGCGCGCGGCGGGGACTGCATCTTTCAACGCCGCAATCCGGTGCTGGCATCTGAGCTTCGCAAAATCCTTGTGCGCCCGCGTCCAAATTTGCTTGTATGCATTCCAAACTGTATGGCACCTACAAAAAAATCCTGGGGGCATTACGCCCGGAGGCCAATCACTGATCTGTACGATCACAGTTTGACTTACGGGTCCGCCTTCATAAGCCGTCCGGATTCGGCGCCATGGATCGATGAACCGAAATATTGGGAAAATCTCAAGCGCCTCTGGGTGGGACAGGACGTTACCCTCGTTCGCGGCACTGACGTTTCGTTGACCGAGTGCGATCTCGAGGGCTGCCGATCCCTGCGCGTGATCCGCGGTCCATCCGAGGATGCCTGGGACGCGGTTGATAACATCGACGCGGCTATAGGTTCCCCCACCGGCGTGGTCATCCTGTGCCTCGGCCCGACCGCTACCGTGCTTGCGTGGCGGCTCTCCAAACGCAAAGTGCACGCAATCGATCTCGGCCACGTCGGTTTGTACCTGCGCCATGTCGGAGCCTATGCGCAGCCGCCGGAAGCGTTCGCCAGCGCCAAATATGTCCAATTGCTTCGTGATCCCCGGATTCGCGATCGGCCAAATTGGGCGTCCCACGGAGCCTCGCACGCGCCGATGGTGAAAGCGTTCATGCAAGAAATCGGCGCCAAGACGGTCCTCGATTATGGTTGCGGTCAGGGTACGCTGCAGTCCGCGCTCAAGCCGATCAAGGTCCAGCTTTATGATCCCGGCGTCGTACATCGGGACGGCCTTCCCAAGCCCGCCGATCTGATCGTGGCGACTGACGTTCTTGAGCATGTTGAGCCCGAAAAGCTCGACAATGTGTTGCGCCACATCTTCTTGCTTGCTGACAAAGGCGCCTATTTGTCGATTTCCTGCACCCCCGCGCGCGAGACCTTGCCCGACGACCGCAACGCTCACCTGATCGTGCAGCCGCCGGAGTGGTGGATCGATCGTCTATCAAAGATCGGCTGGGCATCGATCCGGTCGGATCTGGTCAAAGGGGTGCGAGTATGGCTCACAAAGTAACCGAGGGAATCAGCTACTGGCCGGAGTTTGACGCCTTTTGGCCGAACTACGACCACGCGCCGGAAACCTGCTTCAAGTTCGTGCAGCGAGGGCTACCTGACGCGGACGCGACCGCCCGCCTCTGCCGTGAACGCCGGATATGCGTCCAGGCCGGTGCCCATGCGGGGTTTTGGCCTCGCCGTCTTGCTCAACATTTTCGGACTGTTTACGCATTCGAATGCGAACCGATTCTCTGGGAGTGCGCGACACGAAACCTCCGGCGTTGGCGGGTGGGTAACGTGATCCTCTCAAATTCCGGGCTTGGATCGCAAGCCGGACAAATGATGATGCGGCCTCACAAGTCGGCGGGCTCCTGGGCGATTGATCCGATCGAGGGAACCGTTCCGGTCTACCTGACCACGATCGACATGCTCGGGCTCAAATCCTGCGATGCGATTATTTTGGACGTCGAGGGCTGGGAAGTTGAGGCGCTCGATGGCGGTGCAAAAACCATCGCCGCGTTTCGGCCGATCATCCACGTCGAAGAGCTTCCCGACGCCAAGTCGAAAATACAAGCCTACATGAAGCTCCTGCATTACCGGCCGGTGGCGGCCGTCCACAAAGACGTGATCTATAAACCCGAGGAGGCCGCGTGATGCTCGCCGAAAACTTTCGCCCTGTCATAACCAAAAAAGCGCGGCCCTATCTGATCGTTCAGCAGGGCCGTTTGTCTGCGATCGCCGATCGGCCGGATCAATGGGACGAAGCGTATCGGCAGAACCTGCTCGAAGGGCTCGAGCAAATCGAACAGTTCGTTCCGAAACCGTGCCAGCGGGTACTCGATATTGGCGGCGGCATGGGCGGCTTCGACGCACTACTCGCTGCAGTCAATCCGGGCCTGCGCGTGGCGATCCTCGACGGGTTCAACGAGCCGCCGGTGGTGCCAAAAGACGAGGCGATGTTCGGCGCCACGACCTATTCGAGCGGCGCAGCGGCCGCCGAATTTCTGGAGGCAAACGGTGTCAAAGGATTCTGGTTTTACAATCCCGAGTCGTTGCCGGTGGAGCCGCTGACGTTCGATCTGATCCTATCGATCCAGTCGTGGTGCTTTCATTATCCGCCTTCGGTCTACATGAAGTTCGCGCTTAGATGCTCGC